ATTTGGTGAAAGGACAACTTCACGGGATGATGAATCTGATTTACGAAGAAAGCCTTGGTCTATTGTTACTAGAAGATTTAAAGTAAATACACCAGTTAAATCTAGTCAAAATATGAGAACTCTTTACAAAATAAAAGAAAAAGCAGATGAGGTTATGGCTGAAGACAGTGAGAGGTCAAATTCACTTAGACACTTGCTAGATATAACAGGATTTGAAGATTCATATACAAATGAAAAAGCACAGCAACTGCGAGGCGTATCACAATTACTCTCTGATGGTATGCAAGTATTAGCAGAATCTAGGCAACGAAGAGATGATATTCGTTTTATGAAAGACTTATCTGGAGATGAAAAAAGAAAACAGATTGAAGAATTAAGGGAAGTAGAAAATAATATAGCTTACTACCTTATAAAATCTTTATCAGAAGCAGATTTTGACAAAGTAATGAAAAATAATTTTGGAGGTAATAAATATACTGTACCAAAAGAACAAACAGAAATACCTGTAGTAACTTCTGTTATGGAATCTTTATTTGGATTAAAAGAGGGCGAATAATATGGCTGAGTGGGAAAAGGAAATAGCAGAATTAAAAACAGATGTTAAATATATTCGTGAGGATATAGGCATGATGCAAAAACAAGTAAGAGAATTAAATACAACTTCAAACATGGGTGTTGGTGGTCTTAAAGTATTCCTAGTAATAGGTACAGTGCTTGGGGCTATATGGACATTTATGAAAATAACAGATTAACAGGAGGAAATATGAAATTATTAAAAGACTTATGGGCACATTTAAAAGAATGGAGCGAGTGGGGAATGAAAGACTGGATTAAAGCCGGTATCTTTGCCATAATAGTTATTATTATTATAGGAGCAATTTAAATTAATGTTAGGTTTATTATTAAAACCATTATTAGGAGTAGCCGGTGATATGGTTAAGGGTATAGTTGAAACAAAAAAAGCAAAAGCCCAACATAAACTAACGGAAATTAAAGCGGCTACAAAATTAAAGGAACAGCAAATTGCAGGTAAAGTCTCGTGGGAGGCATCAGCAGTAGACCAAATGAAAGGGTCGTGGAAAGATGAACTAATTTTAATTTGTTTACTTGCACCTGCAGTTGCTGTTTTTTTTCCAAGCATGACATTACATATTGAAAGAGGCTTTGTAGCACTCCAACAGCTTCCGGATTATTATAAACATTTATTATATATAGCCTGCTCAGCAAGCTTTGGAATTAAGGGTGCTAAAGGTGCAATGGGATTAATTAAAAAGAAATAATGAAAGTATCTGAAAGCACTAATGTACAGATGCCACTTAAAACTGTTGCTAGTTTAATTACACTGGTTGCTGTAGGAACGTGGGCATACTTTGGTGTTATAGCTAGACTAACGCAAGTAGAAACTTCATTAGTTTTAACAGAAAAAGATTTAACAGCGGCTAATGAATTTATTATTGGTGTTCCTAAAGGTGATATGGTTTCCCCTCAAATAAATGAATTGTTTATGTTGGTAGAATTTATTTCTTCTACTCAAGAAAAGTTACAATCTGAAATGGAATCAATGATGTCTAATACTGTAAATATAAATTTTTTAAAAGACCAAGTGTTAAAACTACAAACAGATGTAGAAAAATTAAAAGATAAAGTAAGGGAAAATAAAAATGGTCATTGAAACAGTATTCGCTTTAATCATGTATGTTAATAGTTCAATGGATGGACACATGATGACAGATGGATTGTCTAAATGCTTAAAAGCTAAAAGAGAAGCAGAAAGAAATTTATCGGACAATAGAGTTAATGTTATTCGATATGAATGTGGACAAGTCAAGGCGGAACTAAGACCAGACTTTGAAGGCAACCTTAAAATATATAAAATTATAAAGGAATAATGAAAAAAATAATAAAAGAAAATTTACTAATAGTATTTTTATTAACTTTTATATTAGTTGTAGGTTCATTGCCTGCATGGGGAGATTCAACAAATGATGATAATGACCAAACAAATACTTCGGGAAGTAATACACAAATTACGGGTGGCTATACGGCTACTACAACTAATAACAATGATGGACAAACCAACACGACAACATCGACAACATCAAACACGACCACTTCTAATGGGAGTTCCATACCTGTAAATTCAGCTAACTCTCCATCTTTCTCAAGCATGAGTCAGGATGTATGTAGCATGGGTATAAGTGGAAGTATTAGCACTCTAGGACTAGGTGCTTCAGTAGGAAAACACGTTAGGGATTTAAATTGTGAACGTATTAAATTAAGTAAGGTATTATATGACTACGGAATGAAGGTAGCAGCAGTTTCAATTTTATGTCAAGACCCTCGTGTTCATGCGGCAATGCAATCAGCAGGTAGTCCTTGTCCATGGGATGGTAAAATAGGTAAAGATGCCCAAGCTATGTGGGATAAATACCCAGAACTTAGACCAGACTACGAAGAATATTTAACAAAAGCAGAAGCTATAGCTAAAATAGATGAAAGAATATTAAAAGAAGAATTAAAACAAGCAGAAGAAATAGCAAGGCTATTAGAAGAAGATAGAATAGAAGAAGAAAAACTTGCAGAAGAAAAAGCTAAATTAGAAGCAGAGAAAAAGAAAAAGAAAATAGTTATAGATTTAGTTCCTATAGGTAATATGCATGATTGAAATTATTGTAATGGCTTATGCAATTAGTATTGCAGGTGGATTGATTGTTATCGCTTTAGATTTATAGTGGTAAAAGGAATACTACTTTATATATCTTTATGTGTATTGTTTTTATCTCCAGATATTTTTGGAGAAGAAATAGATACAGGAAACATATTAACTAACTCTACATTTGGTACAGGGACTACCTATTCTACAGATGGTTGGACAGTGGATGAACACACTCATGGGCATAATTATATGTCAGCAGGTGGGAGTAATCAACCCGGTGGTTCAGTTGCTGCAGAAGAAGAGACTGTAATAGAACAAACTATTAAGCTGTCAGAAAAAACAAGTATGACAACTCCAGAGATACAAAATGGATGGTCAAGCACTCTTAGTGCAGACATATGGTTTTGGAATAATTACAATAATACTACTAAATTAAAACAAACTATTACTGGCTCTGATGGTTCTGTATCAACACAACAAAGAATTATACAAGACACTGGGTGTGGATATACTAACTGTGGGTCTTTTACTAATTACACAGACAAATATATACAAGGTTCTAATAATCAAACAGATTTTGATATAAAAGTTGGTGTAGAAAATACTAATAATAGAAGTGGTCATTGGGGGCCAGACATTGATGATGTACAATTAAAAATAAATTATACTTATATTCCCCCTATTGACGAGGGTACGCAAGAAGTTATTGATGATATTGACCAAGATATTATTGATATAATAGATGATATTCCAGAAGATTTTGATTGGGATAATGATGAAATAGTATTTGAGGATGAATATACTTGGGAAGAAGACGAGTATACTTGGGAAGATGAATACATAGTAGAAGATAATTTTTATTTTGAAGAAGAATTAGATTTTGAAATAATAGAATTTGATTCCCCACCAATGTTTGAAGACTTTGAGGAGTTTGACATGGAAGAAATGCCTACTATGGAAGAGGTATTTTTTGAAGAGGAGTTTATGGAAGAGCCTCCAATGATGACGGAGGAAATATTTACAGAAGAGTTTGAAGAAGACTTTACAAGTTTTATAGAAGAGACTGGAATGGAAGAAGAGTTTGAACAGTTTCTAGAAGAAGAAGGCATAACAGCCGAAGAGTTTTTTGAAGAGATAACAGAGGAGGAGTTTAGTGATGAACTTACTGATGAATCTTTTGAAGAGTTTGAGGAACCAATGGAAGAAATCGCAAGTAACGAAGAAAGCGTACCAGAGGTTATTGAAGAGAAAGAAGAGGCAATGGAAGAGCCTACTAGCACAGAGCCAGTAGAAGAAGAAAAGGAAGTAGCAAGTAATGAATCAACTAAAGAAGAAAGTCCAACAAAAGAGGAAGAACCCAGTAGCGAAGACACTGAGGAATCCGAAGTACAGCCAGAAGATAGTGAAGAGCAAGACACTGTACAATCGGAAGGACGAGATGAAGTGGACTCCGATGACAGGATTGCTACAGATGTTGCAAAGGTAGAAAGCAAATTAAAACAAAATTTAAAAAGGGTAGCTAAACAAATAGCAGAAGCAACTAAAATAAATACTCAAAACTTATCAAAAGAAGATATATTTTTTAACAATAATAATTTAAACGCCTACACTAAAACAAAATTTTATAAATCAAAAGAGATATATAAAGATACTAACTTAGGTTTATTTAATCAAATAGATTTAGGCGTTTACGATAAAAAAATTTACATTGGTGTAACATTAAATAGTTATACATTTAATGATGTAGTTGAAGTATACAACAGAAAAATACAACAAATTAGTATGAAGAAAAGACAAATATTAGCTGAACTGGAGGCACTTAAACAATGAAAATAGTAGAAAAACTTAGCACATATGCGGCACTCATAGGAGTTATAGGAGCAATCGGTGGGGGCTTTTATACATGGGGTCAATTTAATTTACGACTAGACCAAATAGAAAATAAAAAATTTGTAGTAAATGAAACTGTAGATTTAGCACCAATAAAAGAAACTATATCTGCATTAAAAGTAGATTTAATAGATAGGATTGATGCAGTAGAAGAGCAGATACAACCTGTAGATTTATCAGCAGTATTTAAAGAGATAGGTAAAGTTAAAGAACAAATAGCTATGCTACCTAAACCTGCTAATACAAAACCTATTTATGACTCTCTTACAAAATTAGAAGAATACGCTTGGGAATTAGAAGAAGACATTGAAGAGTTAAGTAAACAAACTGCAATTGTATCAAAAGAAAATGAACTTCAAGATATCCAAATACAAGAAATTAAAACATTAAATAGTAATCCTCTAGGGGGGTAAATGATTAAAATTTGGTTTATGCTAGTATTATTTTCTATGCCAAACGCACCTTCAGTTAAGTATAATGGATTTATATATCCAAATGAAGAAGATTGCGAAGTAGCAAGATATGAACTACATGAAGTATATAATAATAAACCTACAGAATATAAATTAGCAACAACTATGAATGCATATTGTGTAGAATTTGAAAGTTTTCCTATAAAAGGATTAATGAATAAAATAGATTTAGGAGTATAAATGTCTAAAGATTTACTTAAAGAAAAAATTAAAATTCACGAAGGCTTTAGAGATATGATATATCTAGATTCACTTGGTAAAAAAACCATAGGCTATGGCCACCTAATTGTCCATGAAGACAAATTTGTGGAAGGTAAAGCATATCCTAAAAAAGAGTTAGAAGCTTTATTTGATAAAGATTTTAATAAGGGTTGGGATTTAATGATACAATTCTGTGAAGTAAATAGTCTAGATGTATCTGAAGAAGCACAGGAAGTGCTTTGCGAAATGATATTTCAAATGGGATATTCTGGTGTAGGTAAATTTAAAAATATGATTAAGGCACTACAAAATAAAGAATATAAAGTAGCAAGTATTGAAATGCTTGACTCCCGTTGGGCAAAACAAACACCCAACAGGGCCAAAGAGTTGAGCGACCATATGGCAAAAGCCTAAGTCACTCTTCCCAATTTAATTAATTCAGAAGATAGGTACTCTGAATTATCAACGCACAACCTAATAATAGAAGCCAATGTGTGTGTATTTTCAAACTCTGGATATACCTCATTTATTGTTTTAACAAATATTTCTGGCTTAACATAATCATAATCAAAAGCTAACCTTCCGTCTTCTCTAACAGAAATGTTTAGAGAAAACAGGTTAGCTTTTTTCATTTTTAGACTTTGGGTCTTTTACAAACTCGGGACTTATCTTTGGGTCTAATTTAGGTAATTGCATTAACACAGCTATTCCCTGTGCTACTTCTTGATAAGGTCTTGTATACATATACTTTAGTATAACTGACCTTACCTCTTCCGTCATAATATAATTAGTCATTTTATTTCTCCATTTGTTTTTTGTTTAATTTTTTAATATATTCTAGGGTTTCTCTACCCCTTCGCTCTCCTTCCGATTCCTCTTTAGGTTCTTTAAATTTAATTTCTCCTGCTATAGCACTATATGCCGCCATATCAATATAGGTATCCTTACTAACTGCACCCAGTTTAGTACGGGCTATTTTTAATAACGCCATCATGATTGCTACATCATGAGCCTCTATTTCTATTTCTAGATATGCTGACCATAACCTAGCTATGTTATTATGGTTATCAACTTTATCACCATAATCTTTTTGTCTATCTATTCCAGATAAACTTATTGCTTCTTTTAAAAATTTTCCTGTATTCATTTTTTTCTCTTTCCTTTGTTCCATCTTTTATGCCACGCCCAGTTACTTATTTTACCTCCGTAATGCTCACATAAATAATAAAAATATTCTATCATTTTTTATTTTTTTTAAATTTACGACCCACTACAAATACAATAGAATTAATTATTGTATTAATTGTTACCATACTTAAAATCCACCACTGCCAAAATTCTACACTCATTAGTATTTGGGAGTCACATTAAAAGATATACTTCTTCTAATTCCCTTACCACGAAAAGGATATACTTGATGTTGTAGCCAACTAGGAAAAAACATTACTTTTCCTACAGCAGGTTTAAAGGGGAACTTAGGATTAATTAAAGGATGTGGGTCTGCAAACAACCACTCTATCCAACCTGCGTGGTCTTGCTCCTTATCTTTTTCTACAGATTCTGGAACCATTGTCCACCCTGCAGCAGATACCATTCCCGAATGCATGTGTGGAGGATTAAAATCTCCTGCTACTTGATTAACAATCCAACTGCTATGTAAATCTACACCAGTAATATCTCCCTTAATATGTTTATTTTTATTTGATATTTCTTGACCCATATATGTTTTCATATATAGATTTAAACAACTTGCCATCCAATTAAAAAAACTAGGATACTCTCCTATTTTTTCTTGCCATATATGAGGTTCTATTTTATGTTCTTGTTTAACATTACCTACAAGATTATCTGACCAATCTAATTGTTTAGATTTTTTATCACTTGCAGATATTTTATCTGCATATTTATTTAACATATCAATATAAGGTTGAGGCATTTTAAATTCTATAAGCATTGGCCCAAATGGGGCGTGCATATTTGCTTCTATTTTGTTAATATCACTTGTCATAAAACCTCTAATTTAATTTTTTTTTATTAATGAAAGGCACAATACTAATTATATTATTATCATTACCATTAATATTTTGCTTATTATCTTTTGCTTTTATATCTAAATTAAAACCTTCTAGGCCTTCTTCAAACACTTCATTTGGTTTTTCACAAGCTATCTTCATCATACCTCGTGCAATAACAGAACAAAAGTAACCTTCATCAGTATACATCCAGTCATCTTCTATAACACCACAAGCAAATCCGTTATCTGTAGGAGATACAAATAGTCTTACTCCATCTTTTAATTTAATTTTATCCTCTGACATTTTCCCTCATCATTTTAAATAAAACAGTAGCATCAATAAGTGCTAATGGTTTTTCATTATTCATTTTTATAATTCCTAATGAAGTGTGAGTTACTTTAGTATTACTTTGTGCCTGTCTCATTATGTCATATATACCTTTGAAAGTTTCTTTATTTTTACACTCCACAGAATATGGAAGTAATTTTTGTGCTTCGGGAGAGAATTTTACATCCGCACCACTCTCTCCCATTATTGCACAGTAGATATCTTCTTCTGTAAATTGGGTAAATAATTTTAATAATTCATCACGAACCCAATTCTGCAATCTTCTGCCTTTTGCTTTTCTACTACTAGTACGCATCATCTGGCTTTGGATTGTTCAACTCTGTGTAGTAAGACCAACGAGGACTTTTCCCTTTAGACTGCTGTTGAGGGAGATACTGCAACTTATCAGAACCCCAACAAGGAAATTTATATGGACAGAAACTGCAAGTAATTCCTAATATTCTATTTCCTGTTGGGTTTTTCCGAAAAGTTTCTGCTACATCACTGTAGCATCGACTAAAGGGTTTGTCCTCATCTATAGCACTGAAGTTACCTCTGGCTGTCTCTAATGCTTTATTTCTATATTCAGAATCATCTTTAGGAGTTTCTGTTACTAACCATTCACCCGTACTTTTGTTAATAACAATCCACCCACCAAATCTTTTCTTTTCAGACTCTGCATACAAATAACCTTGAGACATATAACCAAAGGGGTCATCCTCTGCTATAGAACTAAATCCCCCATTCTCTCCAAACTTATTCTCGAAAGCCCAAGGGGAAGCACTTTTAATATCATACACTATATTGTCAATTTCAATATCATATGTACCTTTAATTTTTGTTTTACCTACTTCATAGGTTACTCCTTTTTGAGTTGAATTAACATTTACTTCTGCAGATTTTAATATAAGAACACTAAGTGCTTCAATTAAATCACCAAAACTATTTCTCATTTTATTACTGTAAGGTTGCCCCTCTCCTTTTATACCTTTCTTTTCCATTTGCAATTGGCATAGGGGTCTTCCTGCATTGGACATTCTAGTTCTAAATTTTTTTTCCCTTTTAGTTGTAAATTGTTTACGAATAGCTTCTTTACAATCTTCACCAAACTGCTCAATCAGTTCCTCAGAGATTTCAACAGAATCATCTGTTGCTCTTTTGAGGAACGACTGAACCTTTTGTAATATCTGGCTAGGCAGTTTTAGCCTCGAAAGGACTGCCATCTATCGCTGATAGAGTTTTAGCAGTAGTGACATCATCATCACTTATTTTTGCCTTGTTTGACTCTTTCCAAAGCCCAACAATCTCTTCGTTCTCAGTAGTAATTATGTTCTGGAATTTTGTCATCAAATCCATATCCTCTTTTGTAAAAGTAACTTCATCTTGATTTACCTTTATTGAAGAAACATAATACACAGTAGAACCTGCTTTTCTTTTATCTGTTTCAAGAGATAGAGTATGATTAAACATTAATTTCTTTCTGTTTTTAAGACTTTGCATAGCCTCACCAACAGGTGTGAAATTACTTCCTGTAACTCTCCATAAGACAGGTTTATTTTTTATAGAGACTTTACTTCCCTCTGAATTTTCACCTTCCATACTTACTGTACCATATACAAGACGATAACATTTTATATTTTTTTGTAATGATAACTCAGCTTCAGATAATTTATCTCTATCTTTATAAGGCACTTTACCACAGCGAGTTCCCCCACTTGTATCTATTGCCTCATCTTTCCAGTTCTTGAATATGACAGAACGCTTAGAGAATTTATTTATTTCTGCATCATATTCCATGAATTGAAATGAGTTTATGAATGGTCTAAAGATAGCAGGCTTACCATAAACCATAGATTCTATACCAGAATCATAAACACCATATGTCCCCATAGGTATTTTGTTACCATTATCATCTTCTGGTTGCCTATTTATTGTTAATCTAGGTAATCCTGTTGAAGATGATTGTCCTCCTTCTTGTCCTATCATTTCCATGATTTGAGAAGTGGATAATTTTTCAAAGCTAGTCACTTGTGTATCAGTCATAGATACCTCCTTATTGTTAATTGTGTATAGCATATTTTTTATAATTTGTCAAGGTAATTATTTTAAATATGTTACTTTTTTTGTTCTTTCTGTTTCCAGATTAAACGACTTACCAAACCATAATAAATAACTTTGATATTCCTCATTGTCACTTACATACAATTTTGTAGGTCTTCTATTATTATTTATAATAAATTCCCTAATTAAATCCTCAATGTGAGTAAATGTTAGGGCCTCTTCATCATTAACCCAGTCTTCAGTCTCTTCAAATAAATCTCCAATTACCATTGTTTTAAACATTATGTATCTCCATATCTGCTTTTGATGCACGTTTGTAAAAAAATTCTTTGTACTTTGGATGCTCACTCATAAACATACGAGAATAAAAAGGTTTGTAATTGTTGTTAATTTTATAGTCTTTATCTGTTGTCATTATATTAGTTTCCCAACGAATACGATTAATAATCATTTCAGAAGATAATTTTTTATGACCATTATTAATTGCTGTAAAAGTAAACTCTTTAAACAATTTATATATTTCTGGATTATCTGTATGAAATTTTTTAAACTTTGTATGATTAATATCTAGCATCTATTCCCTCATCTTTCACTTGAGCATAAGCATAAGATATATCATCTTTTGTTATACCAAATTTCTCCCCACGAACAAGGACTTTATTATCCTTGTTCATATTATAATTTTCTTCTTCTGTTTTATCTGGGTCTATTAAGTCTTGAACACCCATCATAAACCATTTCATTGCACCCATTATATCTCCTTAATCATTATGGTTGTGTAATGCATTTATACCTAAATTATGAATGCATTCTTTTTTAAATTCTTCAATGGCTTTTTCCATTTGTCTTCTATCACTCATTTCTGTTATGCGTAATAATTTATTTGTTACATAAAACAAACATACTCTGTTGTCTTCCATTATTTAATCCTTTCATCTATTATTCTGCCTAATACAAATACCATACCTGCAATAAGACATAATGTAATTAAAATTAATCCAAGTAAAATATTTGTTATCATACTTCCTCCATGTCTAACCAATCATAACCTATCTTAACATCATTGTCAAGAGGTACATTGAAATCAATATCATAATATTCTTTCATCATTGGTATTACTTTACCTGCTCCTTCTTTTACTAATTTAATTACTTTATCTTCCTCACTTGGATGGACATCTACAAGTACAGAATCATGTATAGTATTTATTAATAAACTTTTCATTTCATTTTGAACAAATAGTTTATCTATAGCAATACAAGTTAAAGGAACAATATCTGCTGTTGCAAAACCTTGAACAGGATAATTTTTTATCTGTGTTGCATTAGATGCAGCACCCCAAGGCATCCTCTTTGCATAGGGAAAAGAATACTCTCTTCCTGTTGGTAATGATATTATTTTATAATTAATAGCATCACTTTGCAATTTATCATGCCACTTTGCAATGTCTTTATACTTTACCAGAAACTCCTTATAATATTTTTTTTCTGCATCAGTACCAGACATTCCACCATATAAAGGTTTAAAGGTATGACCCTTTGCCTCTTGTCTGGAGACACCAATTACATCTGCTGTAAATTGATGAATGTCCACTTTATTTTGTATATCTTTCATTCCCTGTTTATCTTGAGCAAGAAATACAGCAGTTCTAAATTCAAGTTGAGCAAAATCCATTTCAAGAATCTTACCATCTTTCCACCTAGATTGTACTACCTTACGAATAGGAAATGTTTTTCCTCTAGGTTGATTTTGAAAGTTAGGGTCTCTACTAGATAGCCTACCCGTTGCTGTAACACACTGCATAAACTTAGGATGAAGTTTACCATTACTACTACAATGATTTTTTATACCATCTACAAATGTATGTAGATAAGTTTCTAAAGCATTATACCTAGTTATAGCCTGTACAAAACTACTTAACTCTTCATTTTGTATTGAATTAAGTTTTTGTAAAGTTAACTTATCAGTTTTAAAGCCACCCTCAGAAACATCAGATGCAAAGGAAGGTCTGACTCTAAATCCTGCTTCTGCTTTTGTCTCTTCATATATTATTCCTGTGCCACCACACGAGTTACAGGGACTTAGATTTTTATATGGCTCTCCATTTACTTTTATCTTTTGTATTTTACCTGCACCACTACAAGTAACACATTGATGAGACCTAGTTTTATATAGAGGCTCAGTCATTTGAGATATCATTCTAGCAAACTGAGACCTGTTTAAATTAGGTTTTCTTTTTTGTTTCCTAGTTAATGGGTCAATCCCTATATTAAAAGCATCTGCCCACTTCCTTTTATCTACAACACGAAGACCATA